GAGAGCCTTCTCACATTCTGGTGTGATTTCCCACAATCCGCCCTCTATCCGAGTAGTCGGATCACCTTTTACGATGTCAGCCACGCCCCGAAAGGTCAACTCATGCCCGTAAAAGGCGACCTTTCCCACGGGTCTAGCATTGGGGCAACGCTGTTGCATTTGCCCCAAGTTAAGGTTTGAGCCATAGGCAAAATAAAGTTTGCTCATGCTACTTGCTGTTCCTCTACAAACTCACGGAACTCATCGCGGAAGTCTTCAATAAGCGCATCGTTGAACTCTTCCAATCTATCACCCAGAACTTCCTTGAAAGCTCTGGCGATTTGATGGTGTGAGTAGTCGCTCAAGTCAGTTGCGTTGTACTTGTTCCACTCACTCAATACAAAAGCGCGTACATTTCTACGGGGCTTGTTCCACAAGCGCTTTGCTTGCTCAATGTTGCGCCTGTAGTGTTCTTCCCCTAGATACGAGCCATCAAGCCAAAGTCTGAAGTAGCGCCTGTAAGGATTGTTTGGATCAAACAAGTCTGCATATTGTAAGTCTGCTATTAGTTTTTTGGTTTTTTGGTTTTTAATCATTCCCCTATTCCTCCCGTACATTCTTCTAATACATCAAAAAAATTTAAGTTCCTTATTTTTTTATTAGCTGTTTCTAAATGTTCAAGCCTATTCATCTCTTCTTTTTCACATTCAAAACATTGATATTCCCATTCGCTACCGCAATGAGGACAATCTGGGTATTTAAGTATTTCATTTATTAGTTCCATCATTTCTTTCCTCCTGTTAGTCTGTTTGGTCTATACATAATATTTCGTATTCATCAAAGATATCTCTAACTTGTTGTTCGCTGTAAGCATTAACGTAAAGATAACGATAACCATTAAAAGCTTTGCTATGGAACTCAACATAATATCTAATCATTTCTTTCCTCCCTCAACAAATTCTTGTGATTTCCATATTGTCACAAACAAATTCTTTACTTAAATAGTTTTCATTACTTTGAGATAACTCCAAATAATTTTTAAGCGTTAAATCATTTTCAATACTAACTTGGTTTAACAAATCAAAATTATGGAAAACACCATCTGGATCAGTAAATAGATTAGTGTTTGAATATGTGTCTTTTAAGGTTTCTTCATTGTGTATTTCTACAATTGAATCGTTCCATTTGCACAAATAAAGAACGCCTTTATCTGTTAAATCTACATACGAATTAAATTTATTCATTTTCTTTTCTCCCTCAACAAATTTTTGCAAATCTTGGGCAATAACTAATGCCCTTTGGATTGCTTCGTGACGACTGTTGCCGTGCCATTTGGAATAAGTAAAATCCCCATCTTTAGCAAAATCAATTCCATAGACATCTAACTGCTCTAATTCTGCTTGTTCTTTTGTTTCAAAAGCAAACAGTTGAACCAAATTGCAACCACCTTCTGTCTCTCCCATATAAACCATAACGGAGGGAGTAAGGTCATGCTTATCTGAAGAATTCTCCCACACAATGCTTTCATCACATGCGTTTAAGTCTTCAACAATTTTTTCTATATAATTCATTTCTTTTCTCCTGTGTGTTTGATTATAAAGAGATGGTCTTCTGCGCCCTCTAACTCCTTTAGTGAATTGATAGGAGCATCTGGTTCATCTGGATGCGCTACAAAAACAGATAGTCCATCTTTTAATGCATCTTTAGCCTTATCCATCGAATACGTCATTGTGTTAATGTTAATATTCATTTCTTTTCTCCTGTGTGAAATGTGTTTCATATATAATATATAGTGAAGTCTGTTTCGTATGTCAAACAAAAAAAGAAAAAAAATAAAAAAAAGTTTTTGGCTGCTGTTCGAGTAGCAGCGTCCTGGCCCCAGGGCTCGATGAACAATTGTTCTGGTTAGCGCCCACGGAGGAGTTGCTGCAGCGCCAAGCAGCCAGGGAGGATTCAGGTAGCAGCAGCACAAGATATTGTGGTTTACCTGGTAGGCAGCGGATAATCCCGAACATTTGTTCAGATCCCGAAGCTGTGGCGCCAGGGAAGACCCCGATGATTCACCAGCAGACCAGGCGGAAGGCGCCCCGAACCCGAACATTTCTTCGGGTTTACCAGCGGCCCGGCCCAGGGCGACCCCGACCCCCGATAACCATAACCCGAACATATCCCGATATATGCCCCGATGTGGCTCTAGGGCGACCCCCGAACATATCCAGAGCGTCTCTCTGGGAGAACAAGGTTAATCACTAGATATAGTGGGTATTTCTGTATCAGGCACTATCTCTTGTGCCTCTCCTTCAACGGGCGTGATATTTTTCATTCTGCTGTCTGCCAAACGCCTGAATTCATCAAGCTTTTCAAGCATTTGCTCCTTAGTAAGGCCTGTTACATCTTCATGTGTTATGTGGCTTTTGTTTATAAGTAGCCCTGTGGCCTTCAAACGTAGCTCTTCAGCGCGTATTGCTTCCCCGAACTTACCTAACTGCCAAGCTTCATCCCGAAGCTTTAATAGATCCCGAACTGACTTATCAACTGTTACCCCGAACTTAGCTTTAGCCTCCAGCCTCATTTCTTCTAGGCGTTCTTGGACAACAGCGTTCCGCAGAAGCCGAACAGCGGCAACTGACGGGTTAGCGTACCCCGCTTCTCTTGCTGATGCGGTTTGTGTCATATCCCGATACATATAGTTATCGAGAAACTTTTGATGTTGTGGAGTCAGCCTTTTCATATGCGCTAGACTCTGCTCCTTAGTTAAACTTTGCCCTGCTTTTGGCATTTTATTTTGCTCCTCTTTTTACTTAATATATGTGTGGGGTATCACTACCCCCACATATATATATATATGACACCAGTGACACCAATGATACCTTGTTTGTTTTCAATGACTTAGCGTTGGTGTCATTCATTTTACTTTAAGTGATTCCTTTTACCTTAACCCATTGATTTTATTGAGGTATCACTGACACTGGTATCACACCCTCAATGACACTGATACCTATTTTTCCCATCTATAGAACACATGATCATTGATCCGAACTATATATTGTTTGCTCTCTGACCAGCTTGGTAATACGTCCACTGAATGATAATGAGTAGCCTGATCTACCATATCATATAGCGCACCTCGATATACTCCAGACGCAACCATCATAGCTTTTTCCCATGCGTACATGTCGGTAGGTTTATCTGATTTTCCATCACAGAACCACGAAAACTGGCATTTATCCCGAACAAGTTTGCTTTTATCCCAGGAGTATCTTTGTCCTTGCTCTACGACCTCACAAACGTCATTAGGGTAGCGTTCATCGTAAACGCGGTGCATAACTACTTGTGCCACTGCTATTTGCCCTATCATGGGCTGATTTCTCGCTTCAAAGTACACATTAAGAGCAAGACATGTAATTGCTGCTTCAAACATTGTGATAATCTCTACGTCTTTTTGCTGTAAAGATAGATGTGCAATTAGCGCAAGTAAGCTTTGTCTTGCGTATTTCTTTGAATAGTTTTTTTAGCGTACAATTAAATAATGCAGATGATACCCCAACACTTCTATCGTTATCTGTATGAAAGAAATAAAGAGCTATTGGATGTTCTTTATATCCGCAATTATGACAGCCTTTTGCTATCTTATACAGATTCAAGTGATAATTTCTACGTTCTGCCCTCTGTTGTTTTTTTTCATAATCTCGTTTATTTTTTAATTTTTTCTTATCGAATTTTGTTTTTCTTCTTTCTAATAAATATAATTCAACTGCATCTATTTTTTCTTTTTTTGCTTCATTAGTTACCATTTCTTATGCCCTTTACATTGCCATGTTTTACCTGAATCGATAGAGAACCAAGCTTCGCTGCTGGTACAATCCGAACATTTCTTCTCCTTGTGCAGCTGGTTTTCCTGGGGTCTTTCAAACATATTAAATTGTTCGGCTTTAAATTTTCTTAAATCTTCTGTCCCGTGCTTTATTCTTCGCAAGAAACTTCTCCTCCCAGAGCCGCGTAACCAGCGATATCAATCCATGAGTCTTCATGGTCTGGTGTGTGTCTTAACCTAGCTAGTTTAATCCCGATAGATATCTGAGCCACATCTTCTTCTGTTAGCTTAGACTTTAGTTTATCTTCTAGTATAGCGTTGAGTATTTGAGATATTCTATAGAAGTTTTCTCTAGCATCACCATATTGTTTATTTCTAGGTCCCCCGATATATTCCTCTGCTTTATCTAGAAAATAATATCTAGGCTTGCCATCATAGTCTTTTTCGTCCATTTTGACCTCCTTATAATCGACTACATATCCTTTAGCACCATGATGACCATACAAGAGTCTTCTTGTATAGCCATCTGGTATATTGTCGCTCTGGTGAGCGTATTTAGCGATAATGTTAAGCATCATTACTTAATTGAAGTACGATTAAACTCTTCTGACACTATGCAGTCAAGATGAGCCATACTTAAAGCTTCTAAGTCGTGCATCATATCATCATGTTGTGATTTGTTTACTTCTAATAAAAATTGTTCGGTTTTTTTA